ACGGCATCCATCATCAATGTCTTTGGACGGCCGGTGGCAATGAATACCTTAATACCTTTTTCTCTCAAAAGTCGCAGAGCTTCGCGAATAAACACTCCGGCAACGCATATAATTATCAGTGCAATTCCTTTTAAAATATCTTCCCAGGTCATTATTCTACTCTTATAACTCCGACTACAAGGGCCACATGATAGATGTGGTCTATTGCAAGTTCGAATGGTTCGTAATCTTTGTTATCTGATACGATGGTGACATGATCTTTGTCTGTCCCCGGCTTTAGTCTCTTGATAAGCGGTCCCTGGTCAGTGTCCAGCACATATACTTTATTCCACTGAAAGAATAGGTCCTGAAGATTTAGACGCTTGCAGGCTACAATGTCACCACTGTTATATCGAGGATACATACTGCTTCCCTTCACTCCTATAAGGAAGTCTGCTCCCTTGAATGATGGGATGATGTATCGGTCACATTCATATTCCATGACTAACTGATCACCGGTGAAGGCACCGGCCATGGCATTAATCGGGATAAGTGGTATCCCTTCATTTGACTCAGTGCGATGCGCTACTGGTAGTTCTGTTTTTTCCCCTTTTAGCATATCCCCTTCGCCTGTTAATAACCAATTAGAATTTATATCGAAATTTCTTACGACCTTTTCAAGAAAATCTGCTTTAGGCATTACACCATTTTTGTAATTACGAATATTAGCCTCATTAACTCCTGTTTTTGAGGCTAAAACGGTATTTTTTCCATCACATAATTTATCTACAATAAGGGTAATTCTATCGAATATTGTTTCGTTCATATATGAAAATATATATTATAAATCGAAATTAGTTTCTATATTATTTGTTTTTCTCGAAAGAAGTTTCGATATTTGCACTACCGTTCATTTGAACAGCGGCCAAAGATACGAATAAAAACTTAAAAATTGAGAATATATGAAGTATAAAATCGAAGCAACTATCGAACAACGTACCCAATTAGCGAAAACTTTTGGTACATCGACAAGAAATGTAATCTATGCATTGAATTTTGAAAGGAATAGTGAACTGGCTTTTCGTATTAGACAAGCCGCATTGAATATGGGTTGCAAGAAATACGAGATTGAAGTTACTATTAGCAAGAAAATGGTAAATGAACCGATGAAGCCTATTAAGGTATTGGATAGCAAGGGTCATGTAATGAGGGTTATCAATGAATGATATACAAGAATATGAAAACGTATAGCACTAATAAGTATTTACAGCGTCTGGCTAACTTCCTTGTAGCGTATGCTGTACCGTTCAGCTATGACGGATTTACCATCGAGTTTACCGCATCTCAGCGGTTGGTGGATGAAATGCAGAACCTTGACAAGGTGCTGGCTAAAATTGATTTTGTTGTTAAGTAACATAATATTAACCATTTAATTTTTTTGATTATGAGAAAGAGCATGAAAAGAAACCAGCGTCAAGGAATGACGCTGGCTCAGCACATAAGAGATAGAAAAAGAAGCTTATTTATTGAGAAGACTTGGAATTGCATTCGCCATCATTCTTCGAGACTTCCCGAAGGATGGCTTGCAACGCCGAATATGCTTCAAATTCTCGACGCATAAAAAACCCGGAATCACCAGTATCAAATAGAATATTATGAATTCTATTCAAAGCGTTTTGCTGTTCACGGTTAAGAAATTCATAGAAATTCTTTTTGTAAACAGTTTTGTTCTCTGGGTGTTCCGCACAAATAAAATCGAGAAATGCTTCTTGAAGAGTTTTTAAACAAGCTGTATTTAGAGCAGTTTCTATTATCAGATTGTTAACCTGCTCTTTTATAGCTTTTAATTCTTTAGAATATTCTTCCATGATGATAAATGATTGATTAGTACGCTACAAATGTAGCAAAAACCGTCCGTCTGTGAAGATATGACGGTCTTTAAAAACAGAAAGATTATGAAAACAAGAAACATACTTATCGCAATACTTGCCCTTGCAGTGGCGAACACATTAACAGAAGGATGGCTGAATATAGCCGGAATCGCACTCTTGTCTGCATCACTGGTTCCCGTAGCAATAAAGATGGACAAGGCAGACAGATAACTCACACGCAGCTATAAGAACCTGCACGTTTTCAGGATAACGTGAATTTGTCATAGGATTGGTTTTGGTATGAAGTAATCTTTAAGAAATAGGTATTGACAAAGCAAAAAGATGCAGGCGGCTTAGCTTCAGGTTCGATTCCTGAGGCTGCACTAATCAGAAAACAGAATAATATGCCTCACTATAACAAGGAAAACATATTGGTGGTAACGAAAGATGAAGTCCTTCAGGCAAGAGATATGAACGGGAAACCGTTCTTTAAGGACTGGAATAATCTTAAAGTAACACTATACCGCTATGAGAACAAGACGTGCGGCATAAAGCGTGCCGACCGTGGTGGAGGTAGAGGATGTGTGGTTACGATTGTGTTCGACAGCCTTCCACAAGAGATTCAGGATGCTATCGGCGACCCGCGAAAGAAAGAACACATACTTCTCGATTATTTTCAGATTGATCAGGATGCAGTAGCTTTTTATAACAGCTATCGCACTCCTACCGGTGAACTGAAAGACTCTCAGAAACAAGCATACGTCACCACTGCCAGCCTTTTGAATGCCGGCATTGCTCTTATTCAGGCCCGTCGTGCAGAATGGCTTGGAAAAGGAAAGAATACCGTTCGCGGGCTGGAAGCTTCCGTATGCGAAGACCTGCGCACCTTTGCCCCTGTGCTTGTACGCAAGTTCCATCGCGAATACAATCTTCCGGAAAACATGATTCGTCTTCGTGAAAAGCTTCGTAATTACGGTGCATTGAACGGACAAGAACGCTATGCTTCGCTGGTGAAAGGCGTGTTCGGTAACCAGCACGCCAGCGTGAAAACGTTTGCACAGATGCAGCTTCTCGAAAGCATGTTCATGAGCCAGAAGCATAAGCCTACTCCTACCGAGGTGGCCGACCAGTACAGCGCATTCCTTTCCGGTTATGTGGAAATCATCAACCAGGAAACAGGCGAAGTGTACGACCCAAAGGAATACGGAAAGCTCAGTCTTCGCACCATCACTTCCTATCTGGACACATGGCACAGCAAAATCGTCACATTCAGCAAGCGTGCAGGTAACAGACAGCGTTTCATCTCTGAATTTATGCCTGGCGGCTCCATGCTGAAGCCTGAATATGCAGGTAGCATCATCTCAGTGGACGACCGTAACCCTCCGTTCTGGTACGCCAAAGGAAAGCGTGTATGGTTCTACTGCGCATACGATGTCGGCGCACAGTGCTTCACTGCATGGGTGTACGGAAAGACCAAGGAAGGCATTATCGTGGATTTTTACCGCAACATCGTGCGTAATTACACTGCATGGGGTATTCCTCTTCCTGCCGAGATAGAGTGCGAAAGCTCTTTGAACGCTACTTATCGTAACAACATGCTGGCCGATGGTGGAATGTTCCAGTACGTGCGTATGGAAGCCAACAAGGCTCGCGGTAAATACATCGAAAGAATGTGGGAAAAGCTGCGTTACGAGACGGAAAAATCACGAAATGGATGGCTGGCACGTCCGAATTCACTTCGCGAAAGTAACCAGAAGGGAGAAGATGACTGCCCGATTATCCCGTTCGATGACATCGTGTATGACTGTCTCACGGACATTCAGAACTGGAACAACAGCCTGCATCCCGATCAGGAAAAATACAAAGGAATGACACGCTGGGAGGTGTTTACCGAGAATCAGAACCCGAATCTTCGTCAGGAAACCAACTGGAAGATGATTCTTCCTTACATTGGTTACAAGACAGAGAGCAGCTGCAACACCGGAACAATAAAGCTACAGCGTAAAGAGTTCTTCCTGGGGATAGACGGTGAGATAACCACGGGCGACGAACTTATTTCCTTGCTGGAACTGCTGGAAGGTAAAGAAGTAGACGTGTACTGGCTTGACGATAACGAAGGAAACGTGATGAAAGCACTGGTTTATCTGCGCGGAGGTGAAAGATGCATCTGCGAAGCGATACAGAAGCCGAAGTTCCACCGTGCGAAGATAGAACAGACCTCAGAAGACCGAAAGAACATGGGCCTGGTAATGGCTTACATCAACACCTTCAGCGGTTATATCAGCCGCAGAAAGTCGGAAATTGACAAGGTAATGGTGATAGACCACCGCACTACTGTAGTCAATAACAAGTTTGTCATTCCCGGACTTGAACAGAAGAGACACTACGAAGATGACGGGGAACCTGAAATACTGGAACCCGAAACGGTAGAACCTGAAACGGTAGAAACGGAACAGGTGGAAGTGCTCGATGAAGGCAATGATGAAAACCCGTTCGAAAGCCATTTGAAAGACATTCAAAAAGACGATAAACAGATATTGATTCAACAACTGACAAGTAACTTTTAAAGATATTAAACCATGATTGAAGTAAGTAAACAACTGATTGACATGTGTGTGAAAGCCCTTTTGCAGGCTTCAGAAAACTATGGTGGAACCGCAACACAGTTTGCACGTAAATATGGCATGAGCGCCAGCGTATGGAGTGAGATTAAGAACGGACGCACGGAAGGCAAGCTTTCTGCACAGAAATGGCTTAACATTGCATCCATTCTTGGCGTTCAGGTAAACAAACGCCCTTGGAAAATGGCACGTACAGAGGTTTTCAATGCCATTGAGCGCGGTGTGCTGGCTTGCAAGAACTACGGATGGGGCATGATATTCGTCGATAAATGCGCCATCGGAAAGACCTACAGTGCAAAGTTTCTGGCAAAAACGCAGAAAAACTGCTTCTATGTGGACGGTTCTCAGTGCAAGACAAAGATTCTTTTCACCCGCACGCTGGCACAGGTTATCGGCGTGGAATCTGCCGGACGCTATCAGGATGTGAAGATGCGCATCAAGAACGCGCTGAATGTGCTCGAAAAGCCCGTGGTCATCATCGATGAAGCCGGAGATCTGGAATATAACGCATTCCTAGACCTGAAGGAATTCTACAACGCCACGGAAGGAGCTTGCGGATGGTACATGATGGGTGCCAACGGACTTCGCAAGAAGATAACAGACGGAATCAGCCGCGAGTCAGTAGGATTTGAGGAAATCTTCTCACGATTCAGCGATGCCTACGCACACGTGGTACCTACCAACAAGGACGAACAGATAGAGTTCTACCGCAAGCTGCTGACCGATGTGCTTTCTGTCAATATGGAAGACAAAACCAACCTTCAGAAACTTGTAAACCAGTGTCTCACCGTGAGCACCGGAAACAATATCACCGGTCTGCGCCGTGCGGAAAAAATGTTAATCCTTAATTCATAACGATTATGGCAAGAGCATTATCAGTGAAAAACATCTACTCCCAGCGGTTCACCACCTTGCAGATGGAAGGTGCGTATCAGGAACCGTTCGGTGAGCCTTCCGACAACGGAATATGGCTTATCTATGGGAAGGAAAAGAACGGAAAGACCACCTTTGCCCTACAGCTTGCACGTTACCTCAGCACCAAGAAAAAGGTGCTGTACGTGTCGGCAGAGGAAGGCGTGGAAATGGAGTTTACCCGTGCCTGTTCACGTGCAGGAATCACGGAGAAAGACCGTAACCTGAACTTTATCGACTACAAGCCGCTGGAAGAGCTGAAAGAACGCATCTCAAAGAAGAAATCGGCACGCATCGTCTTCATCGATAACATTACCATCTACAAAGATGAATTGAAGGGAGGTGCACTCCGCGCATTGCAGCGTGATTATCCGAATCACCTGTTTGTGTTTATCGCTCACGAAGACGATACAGGAGGCGCACCTTACACCAGCAGCGGGAAACTGTGCAAGAAGCTGGCTAAAATAATCTGTCACGTGGAAGGAATGAGTGCCCAGATAGCAGGACGATGCCCTGGAGGAACAGTAGTAGTGAACGAGGAAAGGGCCGCATTGTATTACGGAAATCAAGTAAAAGATAGCAATGAATACGACAACGAAGAGAATGATACCGAAATGGATGATTAAGAAGCTGCACGTGCTGTATGCACGCTACGGCTTGTCGGAGGAACAGTACCGCGCACTGATCCTGGAGCTGACAGACGGACGCACCGACACCACAAAGGAACTCACCTACGCCGAGTCGCAGTACCTGGCTGGTTACATCACCGGAGCAAACACCACCATCAAGCCGGTGGCCGAAAGGCTTATCGAGAAGTCGCTGAAATGGCAGCGCAGCGCGGTGCTGAAACGCCTTCAGCAGATTGGAGTAGATACCTCTTCCTGGGATGCGGTAAACGCCTACCTTCGCAGCCCTCGCATCGCCGGGAAGCCTCTTTACGAACTGGACAGCGAAGAACTGTCCGCACTGATACCGAAACTTGAATCTATTAAACGAAAACAGAATGGCTGAATACGACGTAAACGACCAGCGCATAAACCGCATTAACTACATCCTGGACGAACTTCCCCGCATAGAGGAACGCATCGACCGGATTAATGCGCAGATAGGAAGCCGCGAAATGACGGGACAGCAGTTCCGCAATCTGGTGGCCGAAAGAAGCACCCTCGTAAAGAGGTACGATGAACTGAATCGCGAGGCGAAGGAAAACTACCGCCTCGTGACCGGAAAGGAGAAAGGAAAGATAACCTATAGCACGGAAGGAACGATATGAGAAAGAAATACAGAGTGTGGCGCGTAGTGATTAACGTACTGGGTCATCAACTGGCAGTAAGATGCCGACACGATACGGACAACCTTAGCGAAATAAGAGCATACTACATGCGCATCTATCGGAACAGAGGGCCTATACGGCTTTATTATACAGAATTTAATTAACCTTTAAAAACAAGTAATTATGATTGATTTAAAAGCATTGACCGCAGAACAGAGAGCAGCACTGAAAGCACAGTTGGAAGCAGAAGACAAGGCCGAAAAAGACCGTGTACAGAACGAACGCGAAGCCTACAAGCAACTTGTAGACCAGACGGTACAAAACGCAGTGGCAAAGCTTCAGAACCTATCCAGCGAAATGGAGCGACTGAAAGAAGAAGTCTTCACAGAGTTTGCCACCCTTATCAAGACAAAGAACGAGTTGTTTAAAACGAAATCCGACCGTCAGAGCGACACATTTACCACAGCCGATGGTACAATGTCCATCACGCTTGGAAACCGCGTAAACGAGGGCTGGGACGACACCGTAGAAGCTGGCATCGAAAAGGTGAAGGCGTACCTGAAGACGCTGGCAAAGGACGAAAACAGCGCAGAACTTGTGCAGGTAGTCATGGGCCTTCTGGCAAAAGACCGCAAGGGAGCCTTGAAAGCCAACAAGGTGCTCGAACTGGAGAAGCTGGCAGCCACCAGCCGCGATGCAGAGTTTATCGACGGTATCAACATCATCAAGGCTGCATATCGCCCCGTACCTACATGCCAGTTCATCCAGGTTACGATGAAGGATGAAGAAGGAAAAGAACGTAAGTTACCGTTGTCTTTATCGGCTATGTGATGATTACTAACTATTGTGACGAGTGCGTAAACTTTCAGCCTGGAGAATCAGAAAAGAATCTTTGCGCACTCGCAAAGAAACTAAGTTTTAAAGCCCCCGAAAATATGCTTCAGGTTATGAGCCATGAATGGGGACACTATTTTGAAGGGTGCAAAGACTTTAAAAAGATAGAAGAAGATGATTAACGACATGAAACCAGGGGAAGTCCGTCCGTTAGACGACGGAACCCCGATAAAATTCCAGGAAGTAGCCAATATTACCAGCTTAGACAATCCGTGTCAGTATTGCGTGTTCGAGAATGAACGCTGCCAGGAACGCGCGATACTGCTTGGAGGATGCGACCCCATGACACGCGACGACGGAAAGTTTGGCATCTTCATTAACGCTGGGAATGCCTGACCTGTTCAAACCTCGCAGAGTGGCGGTGAAGATTCACTACAGCGCAATAAGCCAGTTTATGTCTCTCTGGGTGAAGTGGAACCGCCCCTGCGACTTATCAGTACAGCGTTCAAAAGAAAATCCCGTATGGCTGGGTGTCTGTTTCAACGTAGAGAATAACGACACTCTTGACATGATGGAAGATGTACGTAAGAGTTTAAAAACCGAAATTATTGATTTATGAAAATAGAAGATATAGAAAAAGCTGCACAAGAAGAATCAGGGATATGGGCACCAACTCCTATTCATGTTCAAGATATACATAGAAGGGATGATTTTGAAGCAGGCTTCCATGCTGGTGTAGAATGGGTAATGTATAAACTATGGCATAGTATAGAAGAAGTTCCTGAAAGATTAGGAGAATTTATTTTATTATCTAACTCTTATAAATGTACAGCTTTAGTAGTTCCGGTAAACAATGAAGAATGGAATAATTATATAAAGATTTTCAATCCTGACCACTGGTTATACGTTAATGATTTAAGAGAAAAGGAGGAATAATATGAGCGAAAAAGAACAAATAATGGATTTCATCGACCAGGTTCTTTCAGACTTCACCAATGAAGGAGCGATGGAAGTTCTCGAAGATGTAAAGAGTGAGATAGACATGAGAATCGAATCATGTGAAGAAGATACTTATACAGTAAAAAGTTAATTATATGGGATATGATTTGATACCTATAAACAAGGGAATATACAGTAAATCTGGAATGATATTTACATGGCCTACTATTTTAGAAGAGACAGGCGCTGGATATTTGTTTAATTATGGGAAAAATACTTTTGATCCAGGTAAATATATATATGATGGTTCTCGTAATGATGGAAGTCCGGTAAGTAACGATGGTTTTTCTGTTTCTAAAGAAGAGGCATTGATTATGGCTCGACTTTTTAGAGGATATGTATTTGTAAAAAGAGGTTTAAGAAAGGAATGGGATAAAAAGACAGAATCAGAAAAAGTTGTGATTATGTCACTTTTTGGAAAAATGTCTGAACCTCCAAGTGAAGAATTTTTACAAAAAGTTGAATCAATGGCAGAATTTTGTGAACAATCTGAAGGATTTAATATATACTAAAGTTATGAACGCAAACGATCAAGAAAAAGTATGTAAATCAGGTTTTGTTATTATAAGAGCTGACGATACAAATAAGCATGCTATAAAATGCAAAAAGGCAGAACATCCAAGAAGTTGGAAAATTCTTAGGGATGACTTTAGATCAAAGTATCAAAGAGACATTTACATGAGAGATCTTCTTTTATTAGATGATTACATCGAAGACTAACAAAAAATCCCCGACACCGCAACCGGATGCCGGGGATTTTCATTTTTTAATTATTAATTAATCAGGGTTCGCCCAGGTAATGACATATCGCCTCGTGCTGAAGCGGCGTAAGCGTGCGCTGTCCCTTCTTGTAGTGAAGTTCCTCCAGTCTTTTTTGTAGTTCCTCGTTCAGAACAATCCAGCGGCGTAGCTGGGTAACGGCACTGCGTGCAGAAGAACGCGGGAAGTATCGCAGTGCAAGGTCTGTCAAATAAATAGCGTGCATGTTGTATGTGTTTTCGTAAAGATAATAAAAATAATTAGGAATAAATTACCCCGTAGTAAACGCATTGTTACTACGGGGTAATTAATCAGTTACTAAGTAGTAATGATTGGGTTACTACGTAGTAGTTAAGGAAGCGGTTCTTCTTTGTCTTCCTGCAAGCTTTTCACCTTGTGGAAGCTCAGATTTGCGATGTTAAGCTGTCCTTTCAGCCCGATGCCCGGTCGGAACTGGAGAGTCACCTTCTTAATCATCGACGGGCTAAATGTGTCTTCCGTGGCGGTTCCTGTGCTGCGAAGCTGCGCCTGAAAGCTTCCCAGGTTCTCCAGCTTCACGATTTGTCCGGCTGCGATGTGCAGGTTAATACGCTTCACCAGTGCACGGATTACGTTCAGCACGTCACCGTCGGTCAGTGTGGTGGCATACGCTATCTCTTCAGACAGTTCGTTGATACCAACTGAGCCGGAAGCCTATGCCTTGGCATAATACTTGTACTCTCCGCTTTCACGGTCCTGCGGATTGAGCATCTTTGCTACGCTGTAGTTAATTGCCATAATCTTTTGTGTTTAAGTGTGAATAATGTAGTTAACTTGTCATGACATTGCAAAAGTAGGCACGCGACGGCATAAAGAGTTGACAATTTGCTTTTTTTGTGCTGATTATGTATCTTTGTAGCAACAAATCAAACAATTGCACATGCGAAACGTAGAGCTGACAAAGACAAGAGACCGTAAGATGGTGGAAATGTTTCACAATCTGTACGACGTGAAGCGCATCCGGCTGGATGACGTGCTTCGTCAGCTTAGCGAACGTGTGTTTTTCCTGTCTACAGACTACATCTATAAGCGCATATTCTACAACGTAGATAATCTGGCATATTACGAACAGCTAAAAAATGGAGCCGGAAAGAAAAAATCTTCCGACTCCGCTCAGATGTCTATCAATTTCTGACATCGTACAACCCGCCTTCATCCAGTGCTGGTTTATTGAATGCGCGTGAAACTCCTACCTCTCTGTCTTCATCCTGAACGATTTGCTTCAAGTTAAGTCCGCTGAATTCTGACACATTCGTCTGAAATGATATGCGGTACAGGTTTCCTGAACCTCCCGATTCTTCTCTGTTGGTACCGCTGCGTCGCATCTGGTGGAAGTTCTTTCCGTTTCTTCCATGAAACATGAGTCCTACAAGCAGAAGAAGGTCAAGATACTGCAATGCTTCTTCCTGCATGGTCGCGCCTTCGTAGGTATCGCTGAATGTTTCCCAGAAGATGTGCATGTCTACCTGAAGGTTGGCGTTCTGCATCAGTTCGCCGGCATCGTCTATCTCCAGAGTGTTGAACTCAAAGAAGATGGCAGGCGTAGGGAAAGGGTGTTCCTCACTCAGATAATCTACCTGCTCGTGCCATAAGTCAATGTGCTGGAAGTCCGGCAAGGCTTCCAGTCTTTCGCGCAGATCTGCGTAATCGTCCGGTATGTTTTCAATGAATTCCAAACGGTTTTGAACGATGTTCGAAAGCTCTTTAAATAGTTCGGTGTACATTTCTTTAATGAATAATGAAAATGAATAATAAAAGCGTTATTCGCTGTACTTGTCGCTTACTTCGTCGGTAATGTGGTCCACATTCTCCATAAGAGTGTCTTCCAGTTCTGTCATCAGTTCGTGGCTTTCTCCTATGAACTGGCGGCGAGGAAGTTTCTTTACGGCCTTACCGAAAATCTTGATGTAACCGCCTTCGTTGTGTACTTCTGCATAAGGAAGGTCTGAACCTACTCTTACCTGCTTTTCGCTTTCTTCGAACACGGTAATGCTGTTCATCAGGTTGGCACCCGGACCGATAAGAATTCCTCTCCTTGTGGCTGCGTTGCTGAAATTCAGTTTTTTCTTTGTCTTGCTTCGCCTGGTCTTACCGGTCTTTCTGCTTCGCACATACCGCACGGAAGTACGCTTTTCTCCCTTGTACTGGAAGCCATACCATGGGCTGCCTTTTTTGCGCCGTTCCACCTCCGGCCAGGGAGTTATCCCGTTGTTACGGAATCCCTGACGACGGAAGTTTTCGCGGAACTCGTCGACGGCCATCTTCCCAGCTTGTCGCGGAAGGTCTTTCTGTATGTATCGCGAAATCTTTTTTTCGATTTCACGCAGCATGTTTTTACTCATCGTCTTTCTTTTGTTTGCTTTCAAATTCCTTTACAAACTTTTCTACTGCTTTGCGGGCTTCCTTTCCTGCATCCTTGATGTAAGGATGTGTGTCGGTAAACATCTCGCCTGTAATGCCCGGATTCTTGTCAAGTCCGGGTTCCGGCTTGTCATGTCCTGAAGGTGTCTTTCCTTCGGTTATCTTTTCATCGGTACTTGTCAGGCCGCACTTGCAGTTCCACAGATTTCCCGGATAGTTGGTATTCCAGAACGGGTCTTCGGCCTTCCACACGCGGTTGTAGAATACGCGGTGACCTTCACGCTTGTTAACCGATACAGACGGAAGCCATTTCAGGTTAGGATACAGGTCTTTGTCTTTTTCGAACCGTTTCCAGTCGGCTGCAAAACGGGCACGACGGACGGCGGTGTCGTATTCCGTGCGTAGCCAGTTCACGTTGTATTCCTGTATGATGGGTTCCGTGTCCTTGCGGAACTGGTCGAACGATTTCAGCTTTCCTTCTTCATCGGTCAGCTGCTCGTGCAGTTCTTTCTGCTGCTGGTGTGTCTTGAACGCGGCAAACACGGCTTCACTGTGCCGAAGTGCTTCCAGAAAATCGCGGTCGGGCGTTCCCCATTCTGGGCTTCCAAAAATTTCGAGTGCCTTGTCAAGCTGGTTGAAGGTGTGGGCAAACAAATCAGGCTCTATATCCTTGTCTACATCAAAACCTTTCGAGCGAAGTCGGTTCAGCACGCGGTCGCGTATCTTGTCGCTCAGCTTCAATCCGGCTGCTTCTACGGCCACAGAATGGGGCGTATGACCTTCTCCATAGTACAGCGTGTTGATGATACGGGAAAAGCCTTCATTCCTTACCTTTTCTTTTTTTTTATCTGGTTCCGGCGGCTCAGGGTCATTATTGGGGGTTGGATTGTTATTGCTTTTTCCGTTGTCTTTCATGTTCCCACCTTCCTGCATACCCTGATTGGTAACCTGCTTGACAGCCGTAATAGGAAGACCGGTCATTTCGGCCACTTTTTCGGGGTCAAAGTCGAAGGTATATGCCAGGTTCTTGATGGCTTCCACGTATTCCTTCAGTGTCATCGTCTCATGATCATCCCATTCCAGACGGCATCCATTGAACACAGCGTACACTGGGCTTATCTTGATAAGACGGGGTATAATCTCCTGATTGAATACATACTGGAACATAAGCTTGTCGGCCTCGTGACGGTATTTCTCCACACGTTCGTGGATTTCGGCGGTTCCTTCGTATGCTTCGTTGTTGGTGGTTCCTGTCTGACCAAGAATAAGGCGTGTGATAATCTTGTGGCAGCGTTCCATGAATGGGTCGAATGCGTTGGTGGTGTTACCGGATATTTCTTTTCCGAATTCCACGGACTCCTGCGCATTCAATACACCGTTACGGCAGGAACGCATCTCTTCCAGCATGTTGAAAAGTTCATCCCGTCGTTCCGCATCCATACGGTTGGTAATGACAAACATCCAGGGAACCCCGTACATGTCGATGTAGTTCAGCCAGCTACCAAATCCAAGTTTCTTGGCATAGATTGGCATGGCCAGCACGTTCAGCAGACCGAGGTCCCAGTCTTTCCCAAACTGGTAGTAATAGGTTTCCATACCTCCGGTGCGGTAGGATATTCCCTGATTGTCGGTACTACGTTCCAGGATGGCACCTACCTGCGCAATGTAGTTGCACTGTGGCACTTCGGAAATTTCTTCGATTTCCATGGTGTCTTTATTTATTTTCTCCGTCAGGTCAACCAGTAGTGTGCCTTGAAGCTGTGACATGACGCACATCCTTCTCAAGTCCTGGAACCAAGTGCGCTCCAGCAGACGCTGTGCTTTTTCCACCTTATTCCCTCTGCGGTCTACAATCTTATAGGATGCCATCTGCAATGGGAGCACGCGGTTTTCGATGGTGGCCTGAAGGTCATCATCGCGAAGAAGGTTCTGATAGATGTAGTACAAAAGATAGCGGCGAGGCCGTTCGGGGTCGGTGGCTTGCATTACGGCCATCTGCCAGTCTTTTATTTCCTTTGTTCGCATATCGGACGATGGACGCTTGAACGGTATAGGGCCGGGTGTCATTCCAGGAATACCTCTTTTATCGTGATACACGGTGGCTACTTTCTGGAAGCTGGCCATTTGCAGCACATAATTTTCAATGCTGCTATAAATTTGTTTGAATGGATTTTTCATGACGTTCTATTCTTTTAATTGATAAATCATAGTATTCTTTATCTATTTCAAATCCTATATAGTTTCTTTTGGTGTTAATACAAGCAATTGCTGTTGTTCCACTACCCATACAATTATCTAATATTGTTTCACCTTCATTAGAATATGTCTTGATAAGGTATTCAATTAGAGCTACTGGCTTTTGAGTTTGATGTATCGGATTTTTTTCACATTTAAACTGAAGAACATCAAAAGGGAAATTAGTATATTGACTTATTATCTTCTGCTTTTGAGATGGCCTTTTACCTGCCATAGAACCAAATCGAGTTCCACTTTTATCTATTCTGATTCTTTCTTTTTTTATTAATCCTTGAGGGTTGTAAATCATTTTATTTTTACTCCCATTCGCTGTACATCCTTTTGAAAATACCATTATTTCCTCATAGGATGTCATTGGCCTATTTTTTGCATTAACAAAATTTCCTTTGTTGTTTTTTAACCATATCCATTTATACCTATATAATTCAGGCATACTTGATATAATTTTATAAGAAAACGAGCCACTTGCAAACAAAATAATTGCCCTATCTTTTTTTATAATGCGATTATATTGTTCCCATAGTTTTCCAAAAGAAATAATTTTGTCCCACTTACAGGATGTTGTACCATACGGCAGATCGCATATAATACAATCCACAGAATTGTCGGGAATACGTTTCATACCTTCCAAACAATCCTCATTGTAAATCTTATTTAATTCAATCATGACGTTCTAAAAAAAATATTCTTCTCTTCGGTTATTTATCCAGATTCCTGGCACTTTCCCGGTTTCAGGGTCTACAATTTCGGGCACATCCGTAAGCGGCATTTCCCCGTCGCGTATACGTGCCAGCACATCGTATGCCCATGCGTACAGTTCCGAATAGTCTTCAGGAACCTTGCGGGCGGCATTTCTTCGCACAGCCCTGTACACCACCATGCAGGTAATGATACGCTGAATCATTCCATTCTGAATGGGAGGCTCTCCAAACAGCTTGGTGCAGTCGTATCTACCTCCTATGTAGCTGCTTACTTCATCGATACTTCCTTGCTCCAGCCTGTCAAGAATGGAACTGTCTTTCTCAATGCTGCTTTGTATCATCGGTTCTTGAATTACCGACTTCACATCTTCCATTGTAATGTATCTCATAATTATATAGGTGTGTAATTGTTACCATTCGTATTTCCTTCTTCTCCTCATCCGTGGTGGGCGGTACCCTTCACGCTTTTCCTTTTCCTCTTTAGGTACTGGAGGCGATGTGTACATCTCCAGTTTTTTGATGGCTTGTTCGTCGGCATCAGGACTGTCATCGTGTTCCGTCATTCCAGGTTCTATGGCGAAGAGCTGCTTCATGCCTACCTGAATGTCGGGGCTTCCTTTCAGATTTTCGTTCACATAGATTCTACCGTTCTGATAGTACGGATGCATGGTGAGCAGACGGATAAGTTTTGCCATCGAACTTCGCGGTTCCTGACTGATAAGCAGGTTTACACCTGTTTCTTTCTGCGTTTCCTGCAAGATGCGCTCCAGCTCATCGTTCCAGAACTGGCTTTCATATTGCCAGAACACCTCGATACCTTCTTTCTTCAACTCTAAGGTTTTCCAGCACATCCATTCTACGGCCATCTTCATTTTGCTTTGCTTCACGAATCCGTCTATCAGCCAGAAGTCGTTCCGGTGTCTTCCCCACAGCTTCACGGCGTTGTAGTCGGAAGTCTCGCTACCTGCATACGCCACATCCCAATGGCCTACTATGGCATTCATACAGTGAAGGTCGGGCATGGGTGCCCACTTTATCATTTCGGGCTTGAATATCTTTCCACGCACCAGCGGCTCGTGGTTATACTCTGCATGCGCGGCCAGGATACCCATGTCATTTTCCTGCTGACGGTAAAACTCGGCGGTGTACATGGATGGCCATGCCGGTTCATAGGTGACGGGATTGTACGCACATACCAGGTGCCAGTCCCAGTCTTTGTGCCGTTCGCGAAGGATGGTCTGCACCATGCGCGATGCAAAACGGTTGTTGCTTCCTATCAGTCTTCGATTTTTCCCGGTCATGGTAGGAATCACGTCGTTCTCTATCCATTCGGCCAAATCGTCCTGCGTCTTGCTGTTCTTGATGGTCTGAGGGGTCTCCAAGTCGTCTATTCCCCACAGGTCCGGACGATGTGCTCCCTTACGAAGACCGCGCACTTTCATGCGGGCACCAAAAGCCTTGCATATCCACCCGCTTGTGGTGACAAAGTTTCCGCGTTCCCAGTAGCCGGGGTTTTCCTGTTCGCCGAAGTCATGCTTCAGCAGCTCGTTTCCTTCCAGTTCCGCACGAAGGTCTTCCAGCAAGTCGGCCGCACGGTCGAACGTATCGCTTACCAGGCAGAAGTAATGCGTCTCACGGTTAATCCACAGCCATAGCGGTATGATGACATCGTTCCATACAGACTTTGCCAGTCCGCGTCCCCATTCCGCATATCCTTTGTACAGCGGATTTGCTTTCACCTTGTTGGCATGTTCTATCTGGAAAGGTGCGCTTTCGGATGTGGCATAATGCGGAAGGTAGGTAGAAACGAAGTAGCCTACATCTTCTTTTGCCCTACGGATACGCGACTGCTTTTCCAGTATGCTTTCATCCGGATTCACCAGGTCTCTTGTAGTGCGTGCACGTGCCAGCTTTTCGAGGTATCTTTTCTGAATTTCCTGATCATTCTTTTTCATTAGCCCAAAAGTTTAGATACATCGTAAATATGTGCTTCCTGGAAGTCCAGACTTTCGTAATAAAGATGCGGATTTGCCGTCTTCATTGCATCAAACACACGGTCCATCACTTCCAGGTAAACGGAAAGCGTGATACGGTTTTCCTTGTTCATGTTTTCCATCTGCTTTCCCCATGCGTTCACGCTATTGTCAAGACTGGCCGCCTGCTTTCGAAGTTCCATGACCAGCTCCTTGTCGCCTTCCTTCTCCGCTTCGTCTATCCGTTGCAAGATGTCCAGCTTGTCTTCAGCCAGCATACGGATAATTTCTTTGATATTCCCGGCCTGCTGCTTGCTGTTGACTACAGCCGCACGTCTTTCTTCTTTCCATAGTCCTTCGTTGTCGTTAATCCACTTGGATACGGACTTTTCGGACACTTTCAGGCGTTCGGATATTTCCTTGTTCGACAGGCCGTCGTTCACATAGAGGTCGTGTGCCTCCTTGCGAAGTTTTTTGTAATATTCCTTGCTTCGTGCCATAACATTTAATTTACTGAGACAAAGGTCACATTATTATACGACCTCCTGAAAATGGCTTTTCATAAAGAAATTATTTGTTCCATAATGGAAAAAATTTTACCCTTTATCGACGTATTTTTCCCATCATGGAAACGCTCTTTCAGTACCTCACAGGCATTTCTCAACTTTGCGTTGTAATCGAAAAGTGTAACTAAAACGCAGATGAAGAAATGAACATCACAGCAAAAGCAGAAAACGGACGTGCCGTCATCAGCATTAAAGGACAGATAGCCGGATGGAGGGATTCAGAGAAGAACTTTACCGCTACTGTAGACAGCCTGATAGAATCGGGCGTGAAAGACGCACATCTGTATATTAACAGTCCGGGCGGCGACTGCTTTGAGGCTAACGAAATTGTAAATGTGATGAAGCGTTTTCCGGGTACGGTGACAGGAGAAGGAGGTGCACTGGTGGCCAGCGCAGCCACTTACATCGCCATTCACTGCCAGTCGTTCACGATGCCTGAAAACGGACTGTTTATGATTCACCAGCCAAGTGGAATTGCCAGCGGAAGGAAAGCAGAAATTAAAACCTACCTGGATCTTCTGGACAAAATCAGTCAGACTTATTATGATGCCTACATGGCGCGTACCACAATGCCTGAAAAGGAATTCAAGGAAAAGTGGGATGCAGGCGACTTCTGGATGAACGCGAAAGAAGCCAAGGAATACGGTTTTGCTACCTCTATCGGAGGAAAGACCGACATCACAGAAGATACGGCTTCTATGATTGTGAAAGCCGGTTACAACGGTCCGGTATCATTAACCGTTGCAAAACAGATTAATAACCCTAAAACCCCAAAACAAGAAATGGAACTGAACGCATTACTGGTACAGTTTGGACTTTCGGCCAGCATGTCGGAAGGACAGTTTATCGAAACTATTAGTGAATGGAAACGCAAGGCAGAACGTGTGGAAATGCTGGAGAAGAAAGAAGAAGACCGGCAGAACGCAGAAATCGAAGCATTGCTTAACCAGGCTATTCTTGACCGCCGCATCACAGCCGACGTGAAGGAAGACTGGAGAGAGATGCTGGTATCCAACTTTGAAAGCGGAAAGAAGATGCTGGCAGCTATGTCGCCCATGAAGAAGCCTGTAGTGGTGAAACCGCTTGGTAACAATTCGGGAGCCGACATGAAGTGGGAAGACATCATGAACGATCCGTCTGCATGTGAAAAACTGATGAAGGAAGACCCGGAAACTTACGACCGCATCTTCAATGAATGGGTGACAAAAAACAGAAAGTAATAACTCTTAAATTTTGAATTATATGGCCAAATTACAAGCTAATCTCTATCTGAACAAGTATCTGGACCCTCAGCTCCTTATTGACCGTCAGAACTTCCGTGATGACTTCCTGGCTACGTTGGGAACAGTTCCTCAGGCCGCACGCACAGCCGACGGTGTACGCCGAAACAAACTGATTAACAACGTAGATTTCAAGGTGAACAACGACTCGGAATTTACCGCAAAACAAGTAGAAGGTAAAAACCTGATTGTAGAATGGGAAAAATATGATACGACTCCCACTGCCATTACAGATGTGGAACTCCGTTATCTTCCGTTCGACAAGGAAAGTGCCATCCGTAAACTGCATGACGATTGCTTCAAAAACGGTATGCTGAAACATGCCATGTACAAGCTTTGTCCGGAAAACAATGATGACGAGGATAACATGCCTGTATTGAAAACTACTGGTGAAAATGACGGAAGCGGTCGTCTTCGTCTGACTTATGCCGACCTGGTAAACTTTGCCACAAAGGTAAAAAAATGGAACATGCCTATCACCAACCAGCTGTACATGATTCTTTGTCCGCAGCATACAGCCGACCTGCTGCTTGATCCTAACGCGTCGAAGTTCTTCTACGACCGTTCTTTCTATGCTGACCCGAAGACTGGTAAGATTAAGGGATTCATGGGTATGCAGTTCTTTGAAAACAACGATACTCCTTATTACACGGTATCTTCTCTTACACGTGTGGAAGAAGGATCAAGTCCTTCAGGAGGTACAGACTTGCAGGCAAGTATCGCTTACTATGCGCCTAATACCTATTACCACATCGAAAACGTGATGTCATTGTACAAGCCGATGGAAATTGACACAAAGAGCAAAGATCCGCAGGCTGAATATCGTCAGCGCACATGGGGTATCGTAGACCGCATTGAAGAATTCGGTGTGGCTGCCATCGTATCAGGTAAAAGTGAATAAAGGAGGTGCTTATGTCATTCCAAGGAGTAACAATTAATAAAGTACGAGGCGGACTGGTGCGGGCAACCGACACCAGCGACCGCACCGTGCTTCTGGTATGCGGTGCTACTGCCATTCCTTCAAAACTGCCAGATTACACGGCGGTGAAGCTGAACAGCATCGAAGCACTGGAGCAACTGACATGGACAGAGGAGACCGACACTAAGAACAAGGAGCTTCTGTATTATCATGCCAGCGAAGTGTTCCGTCTTTCTCCGGAAAGGGACTTGTGGGTCATGGTGGTACCTAAAACAAAGAAAGTGTCTGAACTGGCACTGGAAGATGAATTTATCAACGGTATTCGTGCAATAGACGGAGTGAATACCATCGGCGTGGCCGGGTTGACAGCTGATGAAGACCTTCCTACTGCTATCAATGCAATGCAGCTTTTGGTAGAAGACTTGATGGAAGATAACATCTACATAGACTGTGTGCTGCTGGAAGGATTGGGTACCTATCTTACCGACGCATCGAGCGCGGAAGATCTTCGCGCACTGGAAGCGGAGAATATCTCTGTCATCGTAGCGCAGGACTATGATGTGGCACAGAGCCATACAGAATACAACAACTATGCGGCTGTAGGAAGTGCGCTGGGTATGCTATCTGTTCGCTACGTGCATGAAAACATGGGAAGTGTGGATATTGAAAGTCATCCTCGCACGGCAAAAGGTACAGCAGACTACAGTATGCTTGACAAGACGCTGGGACGATGGGTAAATCCGGCACTTAGTAACGGCACACTGATGACTTCTGTCAGCAAATCGGACCAGAAGACTTTGAATGAAAAAGGATACATCTACGCAAGTTCCTTCCAGGGATATGCAGGTGTATTTTTCTCAAACAGCCACACTTGCGTGGCAAAGGATACGGACTACGCATACATTGAATACAATGCCGTGTGGAACAAGGGAGCAAAACTGGTTCGGAACACGTTGATTCCTCGCGTAAGAGGACGTGTGGATGCAGACCCTTCAACAGGTTACATTGCATCTGAAACCATTGCTTATTGGACTTCTCTTGCACGACAGATACTTGAAACAATGGTTAATGCCAACAATGTGTCTGACTTTGATGTTTACATTGACTCTTCTCAGCCAGCCGTGAGCGACAAGCCGTTTGTGGTGCAAATCAAACTGGTGGCAAACGGCATTGTGCATGAATTCTCTGTAGACTTAGGTTTCACCAACAAAATTGACTGATTATGGCACTACTGAAAACGCTTATCAATAAGTTCGGTAAGATGGCCGGATGGAACTCAGTATCCACCACTATGCTGGGACGTACTATCGAGGGAATCACGGCACTTTCTTACAACGACTCGCAGGAGGTAGAGAATGCATACGGAAGAGGTAACAAGCCGGTAGGTCGTGCGGTAGGTAATTACAGTGCACAGGCAAGCATTACGCTGTATAAGGAAGAAGCCATCGCGCTTCAGCTTGCTGTAGGACCAGGAAACAATATCATGGATATTGAACCGTTTGACATTTCGGTGCTCTACGAATACAATAGTATGATTTATAAGGATGTGATTCGTAACTGCCAGTTCTCAAACAACGGAGTAGAAGTGAAGCAGAACGACAAGACCATCGCTTACCAGTACACGCTTATCCCTTCTCATATTGACTGGGGACTTCCGGTGTAAAAAACTCTTTAAATAACGACTAAAAACGATATAAATGGAAAATAAATTACAGAAGAAGTCAGACTACGAAAGCCTGACTACAGAAGAAAAATCAAAGATTAACGGATTCACCGAAGCGGAACACAAGGACTTGAAAGCCAAATACGGAAACCGTCTTCGCATGGTAACCGTGGAAACCGAAGACGGAAGATATGACTACCTGGTTGTCCGTCCGAGCCGCGCACACATGATGCTGGTGGCAACCAAAGGAAAAGAAGGTGACTTTGAAGCAGCAAATAATGTGCTTATCCAGAACTGTGTAGTGGCAGGTGACAAAAAGGCCATCGACGATGACTATGCGGTATACAGCACCTTGCTTTCAGCCATTCAGGAAATGACGGAGGCCGTACGGGCTTTTATCAGAAAAGTATAGAAAAACTGGAATCCTCGTTCACGGAAATAGAAGGAATCAATGCGATACTGAGGTATCATTATCGGGTTGACCCTGATACGCTGGATGAGGATTCCTGGCTCAGGCTCTATGCGGAATACCGGATGGTAAGGAAAACTGAGCTGAAAGAAACGGAAACAGCAGTGTATAACGCACTGGCTACAGTGGTAAACAAATTATTCGAAAAGAAAGATGGCTTCAACGACTACACAATGGATTCTTGAACTGGTGGATAAAATAACCGGTCCGCTTCGTTCGGCTACTGAATCGGCTCAGAAAATGACCGATACAGTAGAACAGACCACGGATGAGGTGGAACAGTTGGGCCAGCAAGCCAATGAAACCGCATCTATTCTTGAAAAGTTCGGGAAAGGAATGTTTTTCATGAACGAAATCAAGGATGGAGTGGACGGTATAACTGATGCTTTCGACAATGCCATTCAGCCAGGAGTACAGTTTCAATATGCTATGTCGCAAGTTCAGGCTATTTCAGGTATTGCTGGTGATAAGTTTGATTTGGTTCAGCAAAAAGCACGAGATCTTGCAAAAACATTTGGTGTTGATGCATCGGATGCAGCTGGCGTGTTTTCCACATTGCTTTCACAATTAGGTCCACAGATTGCGGAATATCCTGATGCAATAGAAAGCATGGCCAGAAGTTCTTTGACTCTATCAAAGACAATGGATGGAGATGTGGCTGGAGCTGTAAGAGCGCTTACCACTTCATTCAATGCGTTTGAGGGTGAAGCAACAGATGTGGATTCAGCGGCTAAATTAATGAATATGCAGATGAACTTGATTGCCAAATCTGCACAGGTTGGTGCGGCTGAAGTAGTAGACATCTCTGAATCATTGAAGAATATTGGCCCAGCAGCAAGTAACCTTGGGGTTTCATTTGCCGAAACAAATGCATTATTCCAGGTACTTGGACAAAACCAAATCAAAGCTGCTGAAGCTGGTACGGCTCTTCGAAATTCCATGCTTATACTTTCTGCTCCGACAAGTGATGCTGCTAAAGCATTGCAGGCATTAGGAGTAGATATGAGTGTAATGGCAGACAAGTCGATACCTTTTGCAGACCGATTGAAAGAACTTGTTCCTGTGATGAACAATACGGAAGTAATGGCAAGGCTGTTTGGACGAGAAAATGTAGTAGCAGGTCAGATATTGGTTGGTAATACGGAGAAGATAAAACAATGGACTGAAGAAGTACAGGGTTCTAATTCAGCCGTAGATCAGGCTAATATTATCATGAATACCACTGCGGAAAGAATGAAAAGAATGGATGCTTTTATTAATGACCTGAAGATTTCTTTCTTTGAATTCGTTGAACCTTTTGCTCCTATTATCAAAGTATTGGGTGTAGTAACTGGTGCTATTGTCACATTAGGTATGGTGGCTTTCAGCGTGACCAATATCATGCAACTTGGAATCACAAAGACGGCAATAACCTGGGCGGCATCTTGCAAGTTGATTACACGTTCTATATATGGCATTCCGATTATCGGATGGGTGTTGGCTGTAATTGGTGCAATCGCTACACTGTATAACAGCTGGGAAGGATTCAGAGTCTACTTTATGGGATTTGTAAATTCTGTAAAGGAACTGTTTGTGCAGCTTGTTAAAATTGTAGTCAGCGCGGTAAAAGCCATTGTAAAATCAATCAATCCTGCCAACTGGTTTGATGACAGCTTTAAGTTCTCCGATGTATGGGAGCAGTTTGCTAAAGAAGCGAAAGCTGGTGGTGAGAAGATAGCAATGGCATGGAATGAGGGTAAAGCAAAAGGTCAGGAAAGCTGGAACCGTTCAAGAGGAATTACTACAGACCTTCCGCAAATGAATAAACAAACAAGTATATCTTTTGCACCAAAAACTACAGATGGAAATAATCTTTCTTCCGGTAGCACAAGCTCTGGAGGAAACGGAACTATAGGACTTGGTGGAAGCGGAAAGTCGGGAGGAGCACGTAACATTACCATGAATGTGACGATGAACAACACTTTTACTGTATCAGGAGATTCAGACTACCGTAAAATTTCCGAAAGGCTGAAGCGTGAAATGATAGCTATTTTGTCTGACGTAACACCTGCAATAGGATAATTATATGATAAATACAGGACTTAATATTGCCAATCTGTTTGCTGAAGTATTCGGCGTATCATCTCCTATATATATTCCGTGGGGAAGAACATTGCCTGACTTCCCTACGGAACAATATAAGGACGTGAAGCTGGCCAGCCGTGAAGAAGTGGAAAGAAGAAGCTGGATGGGTACACCTGTACTCGACTCTTTTATCCTTGACGGAGGTACTTATAAGCACTACAGTGATCAGGGAGAATTGACAGATGTCAGCATGAGCGATTTTCTGATGCCTGCCGCTACTTTGGTAGAGTTTAGCCGGGATATGAACGTATCGAAAACAAAGGTGCTTGGTGCTAAAGGAACAGTGAAGGAAATATACGGTATCAATGACTGGAATATCAACATACGCGGATTCTGCCTTACGGATAATTCAAGGGATTCCCAGAAAACATACGAGGAACAGGCTCACGCACTTGTTCTTTTCCGCGATTTGGCAGACAGTATCAGCGTGACAGGTGACCTTTTCCTGAATAAAGGAATAACAGCCATCGTGATGGAAAACTTTCAGCTGTCACCTGTACAGGGGATTCCTGAAATGTACTCTTTTTCGATTCAGGCTACAAGTGACCAACCTTATATACAAAAAGTATGAGTTATGCGATGTGTGCCAGAATTACGTTCCCTGCTACTGACAGCAGAACGGAACTGAAGCTATTCTATGTGACTAGCGTAGAAATAGCAAGCTCGTGGAAGATGCTGACCGACACTGCTGACATTGTGATTCCACGAAAAATAAGAACTTTCTCAGGTCAGGATTTATTCACTTATTTCCAACCTGGAGATGCGGTAAAAATAGAGCTTGGATACAACGGTAATTATGTAACCGAATTCGAAGGATATGTGCAGAATGTATCACGCGGAATACCGGTGAAACTGCATTGTGAGGATGAGATGTACAAGCTGAAAAGAAGGTCTGTATCTTATTCAAAGAAGAGTGTCACGCTGGGAAAGCTTCTGGCTGACCTTTGTCCGGAATATGAGATAGTGACTTCCTTCGGTGACACGGAACTGGGAGCCGTAAGGTATTCGAATGTGCTGGTTTCTGCCGTTCTTGATGACATTCAGAAGAAGACAGGGCTTTACAGCTACTTTGTCGGTAAGACGCTTTACTGCGGAAATGTGTACACGGATAACGTGCAGCTTCCGGAAGTACGTATCGAACTGGAGAAGCAGGCGGTAAGCCAGGACCTACAGCACACGGAAGGAGACTACGAAGTGACCGCACTGGCTATCCTTAAGGGTGGAAAGAAGCTGGAAGCAAAAGCAGGAACAAAGGGTGCTGAAACAGTAAGTCTTACTTACAACGACAAAGACCAGAAGGTTACGCTGGAGGTACTGAAGGATTTTGCGGAACGATACTATGAGGGATTGAAAAAACAGAAGTACAAAGGTGGAGTGGAACTGTTCGGTATTCCTTCCGTTCGATTTGGCATGGTGATGGATTTGAAAAGCATGATCACGCCGGAAATGGATGGTAAATACTTTATCGAGAAAGTGACAAAGACATTTTCTGAAAATGCTACTTACCGTCAAAAAGTAGAACTGGGAGGACGTGCGGAATGACACTGGATGAAGAATTGAAGCAGGCTATGTCTAAGCTTCCAGGGCAAACAAAGGCGACGCTGGTATGGGTGGAAGTGCTTTCAGTGAATACAGAAGAGAAGACAATGGATGCAAAGGGAGTGACCGACGGGCTGGAGTTTTACGATATTCAGCTGGGTGCAGGTTCGGTGATATTGTATCCTAAATCAGGTTCTTTATGCCTGGTGGGTATAGTGGAAGGACAGTCTTCGGATGCATTTCTCATATCGGCTAATGAAGTGGAAAAGATGGAAATCACCGCATCGGCTGAAATCGTGATAAACGGAGGAAGTAACGGAGGGTTGATTAACATCGGCACACTTACCGATAAGATTAACGAACTGGTACGCACATTTAATAGCCACACTCACCATGTGAGTACCACGGGTTCTGCTACCGCACAGACGGGAACCGCTGCTGCGGTCACATCGAAAGCCAGCGAACTGAACAAACAGGATTATGAGGACACTAAAGTGACGCACTGATATGATGAAAGGAATAATGCTTGGCGACAGCGGAGACTTGCTGATACAGGAAGGACTTACGCTTGGAGATACAACGATTCAATGTGCAGCCATCGTGCTTGGAATGAATCAGGGTGAATGGAAGGAAGACCCTGCACTGGGTCCTAACCTTCTGAGGTATATACGCTCCTCTGCCAACCGTGCAAAGATAGAAAAGCAGATTCGCTTGCATCTGGAACGCGCAGGAGTGGACTACAATGAACTGGAAGAGAACATTCAACTTATTTTATCAGAAAATGAAAACTGAAAGTATGGAAATCATTACAGGAATCAAAAACATGCTGGCTACGCTATTCAGCATCACGCTGGCATACTTCGCACCGGTGAAGGACATGGTGTTTGTCATCTTCTTCATCTTCGCGATTAACTGTATTGCCGGACTCATTGCCGGCATTGTGGCTAAACACGAACGGTTCAACAACCGGAAGTTCTTTCACTGCCTGCTGGAGACGTTTGTGTTCTACGTAATCGTGCTGAGCATCTACATTATCGGAGAGAAGATGAAGAACCTGGACGGGGCTTTGCAGTGCATTACAGGCATCGTGTATGCCGTGTGCTACTTCTACGGGGTGAACACCCTGCGGAACATGCGCAAGCTGTTCCCTCACTCCAGACCGCTGAACTTCATCTACTATGTGCTTAGCTTCGAAGTGGTACGGAAGATACCTTATTTACAACAATTTTTAGATAACGAAAAGAAAGAGGAGGAAACAAAATGACACAGTTACCAAGAGGTTTACGCAACAATAATCCGGGAAATATCCGGCTGAGTAAAGACAAATGGCAGGGACTTCGCCAGGAACAGACGGACGGAACATTCTTCCAGTTCATTGCTCCCATGTGGGGCTATCGCGCTCTGATCCGCACGCTTCAGAACTACCACCGTCTGCACGGATGCCGTACCATCGCGGAATACATCAACCGCTGGGCACCAGCTACGGAGAATCACACATCGGGCTACATCTCAGCCGTGTGTAGGGAAATGCAGGTGCCTACCACATTCGAACCCGATGTGAACGACCAGGCGACGATGTGCGCTTTTGCATCGGCTATCAGCCTGGTGGAAAACGGTATTCCGGCTGTGCAGCAGGATGTACTGGATGGATGGAAAGCTTTGTAGAACTTTAAAAAGAATCAACATGGAAACAATCTTCGGAATCATATCGGCGTTGATTTTTGCCGTATATACCGCAGTGGTAATCTACAAGACAGGCGGTATTCCTTATTCAATTTCAGAGACCTATTACCGGCTGGAGCACCCGAAATGGTTTTCCGTCTGCCTGGGGCTTAACGGATTTACGTTCTTCGTGTCAGCAGTAGGACGCACGCCTGAAAACATTCAGTTCCTCGTGTTCCTGGCATTAATAGGAATGATAATCATTACACTTTCACCCCGATTCAAGGAACGAACGGAAGGAATTATACATTATTGCGGTACCGCACTTCTGCTGCTCAGTACGCAGGCATGGGTGGCATGTACGAATCCATGGCTGCTGATTACCTGGCTTCTTCCGATAGTCTACATCGTGCGTCACGTGATGGCCGATAACATGCAGACAGGTATTTTGACTAAGATAGTATATGCAAGGCCCGCGTTCTGGCTGGAGATAACCGGATTCATTATCATTTTTATCAATCTTATACTGTTATGATGGAAAGACTACTCGATAAGGCATACAAGTGGATGGAAAGCTTTCTGCTGCTTGTATCCCTGGCACTGATGCTGACGGCCTGCAAGTCGCAGCCTCCCATGAAACTGGATGCCACCACCGACAAGCAGACGGATACGAAGTCCGACACGCAGGTATCGGACATCAGCTATCAGAATACGCAGGAGATGATTAAGGAACTTTCCTCCAGCTGGTGGCAGAAGCTGGATGAGGTTACGGCAAGCTGGGAGCGCACAGAGTATTCACCGCCTGATTCTACCGGGAAGCAATATCCTACAAGCATAACGACGGGATCTGTGAACAGCAGCACCCAGGAAGAGAGAAGGGATACCTCGCAGACCGATACGAAGATAGAAACCATGTCTGCCGAGATAACCCATATTAACAGCAGGATGGACCGTATAGAGCAGGAAGTATCGACGGTGAAAGCGGAACGAAAGGAGTCCAAGCCCTGGTACACTACGGCAATCATCTGGGCAGGCGCGATACTGATACTCATAAGGATAATGTGGAGGACAAAGACATGAAAGTGACGGTGCTACCCAATCAGACACTTCTTGACATCGCAATACAGGAATATGGAGACCTCGCAGGGGTCTTCATCCTGGCACGCGAGAACGACATAAGCCCAACGGAAAAACTTACGCCCGGCATGACGGTCAGTGTGCCGGACGTAGTTATAAACCGGGAGATGCAGGAATACTGCAAGGCTAACAATGTGTCGCCCGCCACCTCCGAAACATCCGACAGCGAGGTGCGGCTGAAGATATTCACGGAACAATTCACCAAAGAATTTGTGTAGTTATGGCAAGATCTATAGCAGAAATAAAAAAGACGATGACCGACCGCTTCATGGAGGACAACACCTTGCGCGAAGCGTATGGCATCACGGGAGAAGATGCCACATGGGACAACACCTTCAGCACCGTATCCATAGAGAATATTCTTATCTACATCGTGGCTGCATGTGCTTACGCCCTGGAAGTGATGTTCGATGCGCACAAGCAGGACGTAGACGAACGCATTGCACAGAGCATCGTTCCTACCGTCCGATGGTATCACGCCCAGGCACTCGCATTTCAGTACGGCGACGCACTGGAGTATGACGAACAGACACACGCTTTCCGTTATCCGGTGGCTGACACAGCCAAGCAGGTGGTAAAATACTGTGCTGTTCAGGATGCAGGAAACACGATACAGATACTTGTATCCGGTCAGGAAAACAACCTTCCCACACCGCTTTCGGAAGACGTTCTAACGGCGTTTAAGAGCTATATGAACAGCGTTAAAATAGCAGGTGTATTCCTCAGCATACGCAGTCTCCCGGCCGACAAAATAAAGATTTCCGTAAAGGTGTACTACGACCCTCAGATTCTTACCTCAGACGGCACACGCATAGACGGTGGAGGAAAACCCGTAGAGGATGCCATTAACGCCTATCTGGCCGGAATCGTGTACGGAGGAACATTCAACAAGACCAAGTGCGTAGACGCAATACAGAACGTGCAGGGAGTGACCGATGTGGAACTGGGAACCGTTCAGACAAAGACAAGCACCGGCTCGTACACGGTGGTGACTGGTAACAACTATACGGCAGAGTCCGGCTGCTTCATTGCAGAAGATCTATCTAATACAGTAAGCTATGTGGTACAAAATTGACATATTCAAATTTGCGTTTCTTCTTCTTCCTCCTCCTCTCAGGAAGAAGAAGATGTTTGCATTTCTGAAGGTGCTCACGCTTCCCATATCGTACCTTCACGATGAACTGATGAAGTATCGTGACCTGTGCGACAGCCGGCTGAGCGTGAACGGCCAGGTAATCTACATCGAGAAGGCGCTGAATGATTACTTCCTGTTGCAGAATAAGGATATTTATATCACTGATATAACAGGATTATACCGTTCTGTTTATCTGCGTAATGAGTCTCCTAGCTGTTACTTCTATTATAAAGGTTCTCAGAAGCATACTTATCTGCAAAATGGAACAGAGAACGGGCAGCTTAAATTCATAGTAAAAGTGCCTTCTTATTTGAAAGACAGAATAGAAGAGATAAAAAATATAGTAGAATATAACAAGCCCGCAGGACGGGTTTATACAATAAACATTTACGATTATGAATGATTACTTAGTGACTTACGACGGCGGACAAGATGTATGGGCAGACGACTTGTCGTTTATGCAGAACAGTCTTAAAAGCATGATTGATACAGCGGTCCGCACATACGGAGACAACTGCATATTGTGGGGATGCCTTGACAGTGGAAAGGAGAATGTAGTGGAAGGTGGTGTGGTTATATCAGGTAAGCTGTACCAGGTTCCTGCGCTGGGAGCCATCGGAATCAACAAACTTTGTTTCCGTGAGGTGCTTTCGGATGAAAGAACGTTCGAAAACCAGCAGGTTCACAAAGTGAAGAAGCAGTATGAAGCATACCTTAGTACGGATACCAGCGGCACAGTGGCTTGGTGTGACCTTAAGACAATGAATAATTCTACAAAAGTAGAATATAAGAAAGATGCATACATAGAACTTACAGAAGACGCTAAAAGAATAGGATGGGTATCACCTGAAGTATGGTATGTTAATGTACCAGGAGGTAAGATGGTGTTCTGTGTATTAGGTTATAATAATACTGATTCTCAAGATTATGCTGAGATAGGATACTTGAGAGGAATATCATTCCCTAATACAGTATATGTATCTGCTCAGATACAAAATAATACCATAAAAAGACTTCCTGCTCTTGTTACAATATATGGAGATAATTGTAATGAAGGATTAAAAAGAAAAATTGAAATAAGAGTTCCTGTAGTAGGAAATAATAGTGAAGGTGAAGCTGATTTTTGGGCTGTAGATCCTCCTAGAGCTATAAAAGGAAAATTCCTTATTCAATTTAATTTCTTTATGGCAGATGAAATAGTTACATATAATTATTCAGACTTTAATTTTAATCCATAATATGACAGCAACAGATTTAAAAAAACGCGCCATCGCGCTCGCAGAAAAGACAAAGATAGACTCAGTAACTCCGGAAGAAGTCGGCCAGCTGAGCAACGACATAGTAGAATACATCGAGAATGTGGAGATTAACGGAAGCTCACTGGGAATCCGCAAAACCTACACATCCGTGTCAGCCATGGAAGCAGACTCCACCGCACCGAAGGACGACAAAGGCGTCCTTCTCCGTCGCGGCATGCTGGTGAACATCTACAATCAGGAAGACCCAGACTCCGCAGATAACGGAAAGGTATTCAGCTTCCAAAACCCCGGCTGGGCTTTCCGCGGAACAGTAGATGCCGGGTATGCAACCAAGGAAGAACTTACCGAGCTAAATTATTTAACCAAATTATATAGCTATAACAAACTTGATAAAAATTCAGTGCATGACGGATTTTCATTAAATAATAGCGGAGAAGAAATAGAGATGGAAAACCGAAGCACTACTGAAATGATTCTGCTAAATGGTAATAAAGTGATAAGATTTTCTGTTCTTAATGAAGTTTCTGACGCTTATATCAAAACTGCTTTTTTTGATAAATATGGTATCTATATAAGCACTGTTGAAGGAAATAGAATTGACAGTTTACCTGAAAATGCTTATTATTTTAAGTCGACAATGCCTTATTCTTTAAGTAAATATAAAGATGAATCATGGATTTACCTAGATGATTTAGAACAAAATTATATACCATACGGATATACAAGAAGTGATGCAATAATCGAAAATCCGGATTGGAGTGAAACTGATACAGCGAAACAGTCCTACATAAAGAACAAGCCCAATGTAGCAACGAAGAGTGACTTAGCAATATATGATAGTATTATTTTCGAACAATTAGAGAATCCTGCTCCAGTTCAAGATAAAAGATTTTCTCCAACGACTGGTAATCTATTGAATAATGTAGGAGAAAGATTTGCGGCCGTTGGACCAGTTAAGGTAAAAAGTAATAAAATACATTTTAAAGGAACGACATGGAATCAGTATGGGGCATGTTGGGCTTTTGATGCGGAAGGAAATCCCTTGGAAAAATTTGCTTATGTGGAATCGCAACAGGCAAACAAATGGGATGAAGACATAACATTACCTGAAGAAACGGACAGCATAGGTTTATCATTATATGATGGTAATCATGAATTTTTATATGAATTGTATTATACAGAAAAGATAGAAAAACACATCGAACAAGAACAGTCAGATTGGGATGAGACGAATGAAGGTAAGCCTTCATTTATTAAAAACAAACCGAAAATTACAACGATATATATGCCTTATGAGAATGAAAAATTATGTTCTGTTGGAGACAGCCTTGTTTATCTTGCAAAATGGCAACAAGAATTGATAAAGCTGACAAAAATGACTTGGGACAGCAATGAAAATGGTCAAGGGGTTGGATACGTACAGGTTGAGGGTAGTGGTACAAAATATCTCACAAACGATGAAACTTTGACGAAAGAAGATGATGGGTTCTGGTATGATTCATCGCAGAATAAATACAGAAAAGCATATCCGACTGCCGTAGGTGGTACTAAAATAATGCCTATTGCAGAAAACTCAATCTACAAAAGATGCTTTGATGTTGTATTTTATAACCCTGGCATTATAATTTTATGGGGAGGTCAGAATGATTATGCCGGAGTCAGATCGACTGCGAAATCTAATGGTGGAGTTTTTAAAGAAAACGATATCTATTATAATTTATGGAATGAAGAAGATGACGAAGAAATTTATGAAGGAGAACAAAATTCGATAGTAGGTTTTTCGACAGAAACCGGAATTTCAGATGTGACTTTTAGAGCAGCATATAGAGGAATACTTAAAAGGTTAGTAACGGATAATCCTACAGCAAAAATAATATGTTTATCAATGCAAAAGCAGATACTTGCAACCTCTGTTGATACTAATATATTCTCGACCTTCCAGGATGATATTAAAGGTAAGATGAATCAAGTTATCCAAGAAGCTGCAAGTCTGTTTGGCGCACAATATATAGATATATATAATAACGCTGGAGGAAGACAATACAAATGGAAAGAACTATACACGGATGGAGTACATCAAACTGACCTATTAGGTAAAAGAACAGCGCAATATATAGCTTCACAACTTTGATAGTAGAATAACTTGGTAAGTTTCAATAAAGATGAAAAATAACATTATAGGATTTGTGGTCTACCTTCTGGCCACAATCCTTCTTTCTCCGTCAGCAGGAGTCATACTGCTGGCAATGAAGGAAAATTCAGACAGATGCCACTATTACGGTGGAAATTGGAATATAACAGATTTGGCAATCGGTATGGCTGCTGTTTCCATTGGTGTGGCAGTAAGATACTTTTTTGGATTTCATATATTCTAAAAAAAATAATATTTTAATATTATGTGTAAGACACAACTTTTTAATGACATTCTTCACTTCGTTTCTGAAGAAACAGAAGTACCAGAAGTATTAATACTTTCAAACAACAAGTCTACAGCAGTAGTAGATGCAAGAAGCATATTAGTAGACATATTAAGAGAAAAAGGATTATATCCTGTACAAATTGCAGAGTATATGCATAAAACTCCAGCTGGAATACGCAATCTTATCACAAAGTTTGAAATAAGAAAAAAGAGTAACGGAATACTTGCAATATATTCGCAAAGAATAAGAAACAGGATGAAAACTGAATCTTAGACTAGTCTTTCTATTAGCCATAATTTTGCTGTGTCATTAAAAACATAGTATTAACATTAAAACTTGAAAGTATGGATACTGAAAAGAAAGAAGTCGTTGAAAAAGTGATTCATGAAGACGGTGCTAACAAGTACGCTTCTAAGTCTACAGCTAACACTGGTTTGGGATTTGGTATTGCAGGTACTGTTCTTGGAGCAGCAGCATTGTGGGGACGCGGACGTGGTTTAGGATTTGGCAACGGTATGCCTGAAAACGTAAACATCAACAACGTAGGCGGAACTTCATATGCTACTCCTTCTGCATTCCAGTCTTGGGCTAAAGAATGCGACGACGTGGTAGAACTGACCAACACTATCTGGTCTCAGAAAGTTAACACCCTTGAACTTATGGCTGGCGCACGTGAAATCGACGTGAACGAGAAATTCCAGCTGTGGAAATCTCAGGTTGACGCAGACTTTGGACTGTATAAGTCTACACGTGACAGCTTCGATGCTTTGTCTGCAAAACAAAACGCTGACGCATTTGCTTTGTACAAAGGACAGCGTGACAACTTTGACATTCTGGCCAACAGAATTGCAAGCCTGGAAAAAGAAGTTGCTATCAACGCTGCTGTTCGTCCTTATCAGGACAAACTTATCCAGTGCGAAATCGAAAAAGCTTACACTGCCGGAATCAACTACACTGATCGTAAGACCTGCCGCATGATTTCTGGAGAGGTTGTATTACCTAACACTCCGACTGTCACAGGCTTTGGTTCTTACAATCCTTGCGCTTGCGTTCAGACAGCATCCACTGGAGCCTGATTTTAAGGTAGGGCATCTTCGGGTGCCCTACTTCTTTTCTATCCATCTAAAAAAAGAAGATTATGCAGAATATCTATGTAACCGGTAATGATCCGTTAATGCGAACACCCAGCTATTCCAATCCTTCAGATCTGGATTTGGAAATCATTCGACTACAACAAGCTCAACAACAACTGGAGCAAAAAAGACAGCAGCTTCAGCAGGCTCAGATTCAGCCACAACAAAGTCAGTCTCCTGTATGGGATGAAATAGACAGAATTACTTCTGAGTTGTCTGAGAGTGAATTTTCCATGTTGAATGAAAACGAGGAATTCCAAAAATCACAAAACCTTGTAATGAGCATTTTGCAGCAAGAATACATGAAAATCATGCGCCCTATTGTAGAACGTTCACCTGAAGGTAAAAAAGCTCTGGAAAACCACCTTTCAATTTTGAAAAAATGGAAAAAGACAATTTCTGAAGATGCAAATAAGAGCCTGATGCTATTCCAGGAATACACCGAAAAGTATTCAAATATGACTTACGCTGAATTTTTGAAAATGAAAAAAGAACAGAAAGGGTAAAAAATGTACACAATCGATAAAATTGATTTGCTAAAGTCCGATATAAGAACAGCTGTTCAGACATGGGGAGAAAATAAAATAGATCAACTCTGTTTGTCTCACCCACGTTTGTCAACAGCTTCTATTTACATTAAAAGAGGATTGAAAAACTATTTGTCTAAATCTGACAAACAAATATCAAGCTATGTGGATGCTGCAATGCTTTTTATTGCAGACGAAAACGGAAACATAGATACAGATATGCTGATTAATGATGCTGTATCAATCTTCAAACAAATGGATGTGTATGAAACTCAGATGGCGGGGTTTTATATCAAGATAGGAAAAGGTGAACTTAATTTAGAAATACCATCGAATCCTATGCTTGACTTTTTATTTGGCGACCTTGGTAAAATCAGATTAAACGCTGATGATTTATTGGAAATTAAACAATTATTAAAGTAAAAAGATATGAAAGAATACAGTTATGACAGTATGCTCGAAGAAGCTAAATCAGCAGGTGTGTTAAACGAGCAAAAGATGTATGCTTCTGCGTGCATGGCGGCAAAATACATGAGAATGGCGCAGAACGGAGAGCTATCGAAAGAAGGATACTGGAAATTCATGCGTGAACAGCATGAACTTTTCTACGGTCCGCATTACAACGAAGATTTTGCAATGTACGATGTAGCTGGTATCACTTACCTCAGCAAGTCAGGCGACCGTCGTACAGGTGCACATTGGACTAAGGACGACATCGAATCCGCAACAAAAGGAATGTCGTTCCCTTCAGGAACAACAATATGGGACAAGTATGTAGCGTTCAATGCGTTCTACTCTGACATGTGCCAGCTTTTTGAAGACGATATGATTCTGAAGGCTGCATACAAATTCTTCTTCCAGGATGAAGATGCCGCACAAGGTAAGATCTGGAAGTACATGCAGGCTGTGAAGAAGATTTAAAGGTTTTTCAATAGGTTTTCAATAGGTTTTTAAAGTGGGCTACATTAAGTTGTAGTCCCCTTTTTTCGTTTATTAACAAAATAGCCACAAAATAATTGTGATAATTATTTGCCATGTTATCAAAATGAATTATATTTGCATTGTGATAATTAAAAAAATTATGAAAGCAATTAAATCAAATAATAAAACATTCGAACTGACAGGAGAAAGAGGTGATTATTTTATCACTAAAGATGAAAGAGGAAAAGTTAAGATGTTCCTTAAAAAAGATGTTGAAGTAATTGAAGTTGAATGTTTGCAAAAAAAGACATATAAGACAAAGAAGTCAACTTCTGTTAATTCAGACCCTGTTCAGACATGGAAAGAAATAGCATTATCGGTAAATGACAAATGGAATAATAATTCTTATTGGAAACTTGCGGAAAATAAATTTGGCAAACTTAATACTAATGGTAATGAATTTATTGAATCATTATTAAAGTCTATGTTTGAGAACGGTAAGTTAAGCGAAAAGCAAGCATATTATCTTGCTAAGTATGGAGTAGAATCAGGACAATTAAATTAATATAACTATGAAAGTAACGCCAAAAGAATTAGAGATGATTGTATGTAATTCAGAATTGAATGATTACATGAGAGAACGAATTGGATATGCTTTATGCAAAAAAATATACGATTCAGCTAATAGTCTAGAAGATTATCCAGGAGAATATTCTATTTTGTATGATGGTTCATTTTACAACAAGCCTTCAGATGATGAGATATTCTTATGTATAGAGTATATGATTGAAGTAATTGGAATTGAAGAATTAGAGATAAATGTATTATTATGAGACCAAAGTCAATATCTTTAGATCAAGAAAAGCAAATGATTCAGCTTTATCTATCAGGGAAAAAGATAAAAGAAATAATGACAATTACAGGCATTAAAAGTGAGCAAACTATATATCGTTTGCTTGATGAAAATAATATTCCAAGACGGCCTAAGATTGAGTCAAAAAAGGTATCTTTTACTGCAACTAAAGAAGTGTTATCTATACTTCAAGATAAAGAAGATATATCTATGTTTATCAACAACGCTATAATGGCTTTTAATTGATATTTAAATTCTTTTTAAAAGAAAAAGAGAAGTAGCTAATATAGTTACTTCTCTTTTTTTTGATTATAAATTCACATTTTGATTTTTGCCAAAAAGTGTCAAAATTCACATTTTGATTTTCGATTGTTCACGTTTTGATTTGCCGATTGTAATACCTTCTTTTCCAGCAGAAACGAATACATAAAAGAATGAATATCAGCCCTAAAGACACATTATACATTGTTCGCGTTGGATAAGGCAATATT